CACCCAAAGCGAATTGTGGTCACGGAGTTTATGTACAGTCTCTCATATTCAAGACAATACAAGACATATTGCCAGAATTTTGCCACGCGTGGACAAAGAAAGATTACCACAATTGGCTCGAAAAAAGAATCGACAAGGACTCATGGGTAGTCTGTATCGATGGATCAGCGTTTGACTCCACTCAATGGGCGGAATTAATGGACGTCACTGAAAATCGTTTTCTTCAAGGAATTTTCGTACCAAAGAATTTTTAGTGGCTCAAATCCCAAGGTTGGACTGGTGTCCAAATTTCATCTATGTGCAAATCGCTCAACACTCAAACAAGGAATGATTGCTGGGTATTTGCTTTGCTCCCAGACTTTCTTAAGGGCGCGAAGAAATGGAGCAAACGCATCATGAGAGCATACAGGGGAGGTGATTTTGACAAGAATGACCCACAACCGTGGAAGCAATATCTCCCTATACCTCTACATGGAACTACATTCTCTGGACACACAATGAAAACCACCCTCGGCAACACAATAAGAAGTATTTTATACGCTTTTTGGTATTGCAAGAAAGCAGGTTACGGACAGACAATGGACGAAATAAGGGCAAACGGAATTCATATTCAGGGAGCAGGAGATGATATCTGTATCTACTCAGACCGCGATAAATGTCACCAAATTTCTGCCACAATTCGTGAACTCACCCTAGACTCTAAAAGCTCTAATCTTCATATAGGAATAGGGTAGATAGTCAAAGAAGTGGTTTGCAAAAAGTGGAATGAAATGGAATTTTGTAGCAAAATGATCTTCCAGAATGAATCCGGATGGGGAATTTATCGTGATTACAAAAAGACATTGGCCACAAAAAACTTGTTCACAGGATCCAACGCTCAGATCAGAGCCCAGCCAGCTCTCCACCCAATGGCTATATATCTCGGAGTCAAGTCAGAAAAAGCTAGCCGCATGCTCGAAGACATACTCTGGGAGCGAGTATCCTCACAACTGAGAATACATCCAGATTTCGATTTCGCTTAGTATTTTGACAAAGTCAAATATGCATTCAAAGGCGATCCAAACGAAGAAGGATATCAACACGAGCGCCAAATTAACGACTACCTAGGAATTTCATCACTAGATTTACTAAGGGTAGTCAAGACTAAAGAAGTTTGCGTCAATGGAAACTTGTGCCCAACACCCACACAGATGCAACAAGACACTCCCGACAATTTTTCAACTCAGAACAATCCATCTTTGCCTACACGCCGTAAACGAAGGAGAAAGAGAGGATTCCGAGGGAAGAAGCACAAGAAAGCTTCGTTTGTACCCCATGATACAGCACCATCTTAGAGCGCACATTGTATCTTGGTTCAATCAGGTTTGCTTCACCCAGACGAACATCCTCACGGATTATGTCGATATTGTCCTGAGGAAACCGAC